ATGCCGATAGTATCTCCCTCTTTCCTTGAACCATACCTGATGCAGAAGCACAGGCACGAAGACTATGACGATGCGTATGAGTTATACGAGGAACTTGAAGTACACGCAGATGGTGAGTATCCTCATGACTTGATTGATCAGCGCAGACCTGCTGAGAGTGAAGACATCAAGAACTATCGAAAGAAGATATTCGTTCCGATCACAAAGCCTGTGTTCACGAAGATTCAGAACTCACTGATGAAGATTCGCAAGAGTCAGGACTGGATGATTCAATTCTCTGGTGATCTTCCTCCACGCATCAGCGAAGATGAGTCACCTGAGAAATATCTCATGTATAAGTTCCCACGCAATGGGAGCATCACGAATTGGATGTTCGGTGTGTGCATGAAGCAGTATCTGATTGATGCGAACGCTGTCATCCTTACTCTGCCGACACGATGGGAGATACCAGATAACGAATACTTCCAACCCTATCCGATGATCTTCAACGCACCTGATGTACTCGACTACAAGGAGGGTATGTTTTATCTTCTGAAGGAGCATGATCAGGATAAGTATTGGATGATTCAGCCAGATGTGATTCAGATATTTGAAGTCAAAGATTACCAAGTGCGTGAGGTGTTTCAAGCAGTCAATCCACTCGGATACATACCATGCAGACACACGTATGGCATGGTGCTTGAGAACTATGAGCATCGTGCATTATACGAGTCTCGCATCAGTGGCATCGTGCCGAAGATGAATGAGGCTGTGCGTGAATACAGTGACCTCCAGTCAGAGGTGGTACAACATATTCATAGTACACTATGGTCGATGCAACCGCAGCAGTGCGGACGATGCAAGGGACTCGGTGAGATACCGAAGGAGAACTCAGCACCCGTAAAGTGTTCAAGTTGTTCGGGCAAGGGACTGATGCCATTGAACCCATTTGAACATCTGATCCTTGCAGTACCCAGAGCAGGGGAACCAGCGATACCAACACCTCCGATTGGATATGTACAGAAGGATACTGAGATTGTCAAGATACAAGAAGAGCGCATCCGTCAGCATATCTACGATGCGCTGAGTGCTATCAACATGGAGTTCCTTGCCGAGAGTCCTCTTGCTCAGTCAGGTGTTGCCAAGCAAGTAGATCGTGAAGAGTTGTACTCGTTTGTCCATAGCATCGCAGAAGACATCGTTCGCATCATGGACGAGGTGATCTATGACATCTGTGCATGGAGATATTCAGGCGTGACCAATGACATCAGAGAGTTGTTGCCATACATACCAGTCCCGGAGCGATATGATATGCTCAGTGGCAAGGTGCTTGTGGATGAGTTGACGAGCATGGTACAAGCGAAGGTCGATCCTGCCATCATCAACGCAGCGCAGATCGAGCTTGCAGGGAAGAAGTTCAACGATAGTGATGTGAAGGATATGGTGGTGTTGAAGTTGAGACTCGATCCATTCGCAGGAGTGCCGGAGGAGAACATTAGCCTTCAGCGTATGTATGGGGCGATTGAACAGGACGATCTTATCATCCATGCCAACATCAACAAGTTCGTGAGTCGTGCAATCAATGAGATTGAGAACTTCGCAGGACTTACATATCAGGAGCAGATGAATCAGATGGTGCAATACGCAAGGGAGCGCACACCATCACGACTACCAGCGACACCTCCTGATACTGGATTATAATGGCTACACAAGCAGAGATCATTGAGCAACTAACAGAGGTCATTGAGATGCGTGTATCTCAGTGGGGCGAGCGTATGCCCGAACTCCAGCGTCAGTCGTATGATGTCGTGCTGAACCTGACTGCTGACCTCGACACAGATGCCGATGGCAAGATCAAGCCAACGACTAAGAACATCAAGATCATCAGCAAGATCAAGGATGAACTCAACCGAGTGATCTTCGACAAGCGATATCAGGACGATCTCGATCTTCTGCTTGAAGACTACAACGAGATTACTAAACTTCAGAACCAATACTTCACTGCTACGGTAGGCAGATTCAAAGTGCCTTCAGTGATGGAGCAGATCAGCAACCTTGCACGGGAGTCAGTCATTGATCAGCTCGGACAAGATGCTATCGGTGTGAACTTCGTGGACCCGGTGCGTGACATCCTCGTCAAGAATGTGACCACCGGAGGAAGCCGAGCAGAGTTCATCGAGCAGGTGCGTGAATATATCCTCGACACAGATGCAGGGGAAGGCAAGTTGGCGAAGTACACCAAGCAGATCGTGACAGACTCGCTCAATCAGTACTCTGCCAACTACTCAGCAGTCCTGACTGACGATCTCGGTCTGGAGTGGTATCAGTATTCTGGTTCACTCAAAGACACATCACGACCGATCTGTGATGCGTTGATCGAAGCGAAGAAGGGCTGTATGCCATTCATCCATCGCAGTCAGTTGCAGGAGATCGTGGATGGATATGTCTGCGGAGAGAGAGTCCCGATCTATGACAAGACAGGACTTCCGCAGGGCATGATACCCGGAACGAACGCTGCCAACTTCCGCATCAATCGAGGTGGGTACAATTGCAACCATCAGTTATACCCTGTCAGCGCAGCCATCGTGCCGAAGAAATTGCGTGATAAATTCGCAGCAAAATAGTGTATATTTGTAGATATGAATCAAAAGTTTTTAAAGGTCACTAAGTACGGTCAGGACTGGTTTGAATTCCCAGCCGACAACGAGGTCAACGTGAGAGCCATGCTGATGAAGGATGGTGTTGATGCCGTGTGTGAGATCGTGCCGGTGGACAATGAGGTCAAGCTCTTGAAGGTTCAAGAGAAGACAATAGACATGACAACAAAGAAAAAATAACATGAACGTAGCTGAATTTATTCAGAACATCGCTGACCGCATCGGCATGGACAATGCTGATGAACAACTCAAGCAGATTGTTACCAACCCTGCACTCTCGTCAATCGCTGTACCTTCAAGCATCGCATCAGGTGTGCAAGGTAAACTGATGACAGAAGACGAGGCGAAGTACAATCCAACAATCAAGAAGCACTTTACTGCTACTGCACTGAACGCTGTCGATCTCAAAATCAAAGATGTGATTGAATCGTATGAGTTCGATGACGAGATCAAGTCATCAATCATGAGCGAGCAATCGTCTTACAATCGTATCGGTCTTCTTGCGAAAGCGATCTCTGATGCGAGGGAGAAGGCAATCAGCGCAACAGGTGGAGAAAAGAAAGCACTGCTTGATAAGATCAATGAACTCACAACCTTGCTGAACACCGAGAAGGATTCACGCAAGAAGGACATTGAAGCAGTGAACTCACAATGGCAACAGCAACTCACAGATAAAGAACTCAACTCGATGTTCACTGGTTATGATTACGCTCTCGACTTAGATCGTGATGTGACCATCACCACTGCTCGCAATCTGTGGGAGAAGAAGCTTAGAGAGAGGGGAGGGAAGTATGTCTATGATCAGACTGGACTCAAGCTCGTGAACAACGATGCACCCGATCTTCCATTTACAATTGACAACAAGCCAGTGGACATTCGCAACTTCACAGAGTCGGTACTTGCCGATGCGAAGTTGTTGAAGGTGAAAGGCGCACCAGCACCTGCATCAGTTGCAGGTCAGCCAGTGCCTACACCATTGCCAACAAAACCAATTGCACCAGCAGCGAAGACTCAAGTGAGTCAAGCACTCGCTGACTTCCGTGCAGGATCGAATTGAAATTCGTGATTAATGATAGGGTCTGATGACCAATAGCAGGGCGCAAGCCAACACTTATTATTCCAATTTAAACTTCTTAATTATCCTCTATAAAAATGGCTAATGGATATTGCGAAGCTCTGCTACTTCACCTTGAATCTATTGCAGGGCAAAACTATCCGGGACAAAAAGTAACAATGCCCGGTTTCTTAAATATGTTAGTGACTTCACCTGATCGTCCTTCTGCAATTCAAGAAGGTTATCAGGGCGGTCACTACCGTACAGTGAATGTAAAATATATGCCTCGCACGGTGACTGCACAGGTGTCAACTTCTGACTCTTGCGCTATCGACTTGCAGCCGGCATACAAAGAGACTACTGTGAGCGTGAACAACGTGGCGCAGTCAGGACTCTGGATCGCTGACGATACAGTACGTCAATACTGCGAAGATGCTTCACGCACAGTTGCAGTTGGTCAGCCAGCTACTCAGCTGATGACTGAACACTTGCGTGGAATCCTTCATGCGATGAATGGCATTTATCAGAAGATGGAGAATGTCTTGACTACGAGCATGGCTTCTACCTTCGGTAACCACGTTGCTACTGGTAACGCTACTGCTGTGGCTGTGAACATCGAGCAAGATGGTACATTGAATGATCTCGGCACTGGTATGACTAAGCTATTAACAGATTTTGCTGCCAACGAAATGTGCGGTCAACCGGTGTTTGTCGGTGCGCTCGGTTCACTCATGCACTCGTATAGCATCCAGAAGAATCGTGCTGCGCTCGGACTTGCTTCTGCTGGTGTTGACTTCGGTGCGATGACTAACGACTTCCAGTTCTTCGCATCTGGGCAGACTGGTAGCACATGGGGCGCACAGCACGTTGGTATGTTCGCACCCGGTAGCGTTCACCTTGTAGAGCGTCAGGACAACGTAGGATCATTCGCTGGTCAGCGTGGTACTTCGTTCTTCACTACAATCGTTGATCCACGCACTCAGTGCTGGACTCCGAACGGTCTTGGCAACATCGCCTTCGACTTGCAAGTGAAGTATATCGACTGTCCTGAAGACCTTGCGAACCTCGCTGCTGGTTATGTGAATCCTGATAACTTCACTGCTAATCGTGGCTATGCGCTCTATATCAAGAAGCGTTACGGGCTGTTCACAACACCGAAGGATGCCTTCGATGGCGGTGATCGTCTGGCAGGAAGCAATGGTACACTTCGCTACGTTGTTTCTAATACATAAGAGTTGTTCTTGTTGTTGTCGATTGGGGGCGGGTTCGCTCGCTCCCTTTCATTAATCCCTAATTGAATGAATTGTTTAACTGACTATGTAGGACTGAGAGGCTGCGGTGATACTACACCACCAAGCGGATTGTATGTGAACGATCTGCCGGGCATCTCCAACGAGATACTCGTCAAGCTCACCAATCAGGAGAACGCCACTTACGTTGATGTATGGAATATGATACAGCA